AATGCCCAACTACCCACCCCAACCGAACTGCGTCAACTGCTTCGCTACGAGCCTGAAACGGGCAAGCTGTTTTGGCGTCGGCGTGCGCCTAAGGATGTCGTTCCTTCAATTCACAAGAATGTGGCGTCCGTCAATCGGTGGAACTCGTTGTTCGCCGACAAGGAAGCGCTTACTGCCATCCACTCAGACGGCTATCGAGTAGGGCACGTGGCCAATTTCAATATGTCAGCACATCGCGTCGCTTTCGCCATTTTCCACGATGCTTGGCCTGAAGTTATCGACCATATTAATGGCGACCCCGGTGATAATCGCATATCGAATCTCCGCAGTGTATCGTGGGCGGAGAACGCCAGAAACAAGGCCATCAATTGCGAGAATACGAGCGGATACACTGGCGTTGGTAGATGCACCGACAATTCAGGGAAATGGCGCGCCACAATCAAAGTCGACGGGAAAAACTTGGAAATCGGCAGATTTCCTACGCGCGAAGAGGCGGCCAAGGCATATGCCGCAGCGAAATCCAGTCACGGCTACCACAAAAACCATGGGAGGCGGAAATAGCAAACCCCACAACTTTGCAACGCCTCGCAAAGCGCGCTCTGCTGACAAGGGCAAAGGCTGACGCGGGGCTGACCGCCCTTGTTCCGGCCGCCTCTATCGCGCCAGACGGTACGCCGTCTTGGCCGTTCATCCTCATCGCAAGCCCGCGCACGCTGCGTCTGCGCGCATCCTGTGTCCGCGGGGCGACGGTATCGTTCGACGTCCATGCGTTCGCCGGGCCGCGGGAGAGCGGCGGCGATGTAGTCGAGGAAGGCGAGGACCATATCGCCCGCATCGGATCCGCGATCGAGACCGTCTTCGCCGACAATCGCCTGACGCTGACCGGCGGCGCGGTGTGCAAAATCGAGTTCAGCGACATGCAGTTGCTACCGGACGGTGCTCCCGACCACTGGCACTGGCTTTCGCAACTCAATTGCCGAGTGCTCGCGGAATAGCTATAAGGCGGCGTGGACGTTCATCCGCCCAACCCCGCGCTCGACGTGTTCCTGATCCTGCTGTCGGAGCTTCACCGATCGGGCACGCTCGACGATGAAGGGCTGGCTCGCGTGATGGATAAGCTCGAGCTTGCCGAATATCACGACATCGCCGACCGGGTGGCCGCGCTTCCGCTCATGAACCTGCTGAACGACCCAAGCGGCGGTAAATCGGGCTGACGAGCGGCCCTAGCGTCTCTGCGTGTAATTCAACGCGGAGAAGCTGAGTGAGTGTTCCGAACGAATCCGACTTTGCCCTCATCAAGATCGGTGACGGCGAAGCAACCGAGACCTTCACCGCGATCTGCGGTATCGAAAACGTCTCGATCAACCGTACTGCCAATACGAACGACCGCTTCCGCCGCGACTGCGCGAAGCCGGGCGTCCCCGCCGTGCGCCGCTCGCGCACGACCGGCAAGCAGCTCGACGTCACCGGCACCGGCGGCGTGGACAAGGCCAGCATCGCGGACTTCGAAGCCGCTCTCGGCGTTCCCGGCAATTACCAGATCGAGCTTTACCAGTACGACGGCACCGACACCGGCACGTTGATGGGCACCTTTGCCGGCGCCTTCAACATGACCAGCGCCAACCTCACGCTCGACGCGAACGGCGACAGTTCGGGCGAGGTCACGCTTGCCAGCGATGGCACCTGGACCTGGACGGCTGAAGCCTGATGCGCGAAGGCTGGGGCGGCGATTAATCCATGAGCACCGAAGTCGTCACCGAGTTCGCGGACGGGACGTACCGCTTCTGGCTTCCCATGCCGCAGGTGACGAGCTTCGAGCGCGATCACGGCCCGGTCTTCGACTTCTGGGGCAAGCTCACCGATGCGATCGGCATCGATAAGGAAGGCGCGTTCCATTACATCGGACCGAGCGGCCCGCCCGTCGCTGCGCTGCGCGACTTCATCCGCCTCGCGCTGATCGGCGGCGACCAATGCACGGTCGATGGCGAGGAAGATGGCGTCGGCGCGACCAAGGCCAAACACCTGGTCGACGATTACTGCTACCCTGCCCGCCCACTTGCCGAGGCTGCGGCGCTGGCGTTCCAGATCGCGGACGCGGCGGTGCGGGGTGTGGACCTAGCTGGCTCGAAAAAAAAGTCCGAAATCGTGACGAGCGAGCCGAGCCCTTCCGACGCGGAGCAGTCATCGCAAACTGCGGACAGCTAGGCATCGACTGGCGCACGGTCGATATGGCCGAATATCTCGAAGCGCTCGAAGCGCATTCCGAGGCGCAAAATCCCGAAAAGAAAAGCAAACCAGCATCGGCCGGGCTTATGCGCTTTGTGAAGGCGCACCGAGGCGGCGGCGGTAAAGCGGCAGGCGGCGGGAACGTAGCCAAGGGCGAAGGAGCGTAGCCTTGGCCGAAGTCGACCCCGTCATTCTCGAAATTCGTGCCGAGCTCGGTCGCTACAAGTCCGAGCTCCGCAGCACGACGACCAGCGTCGAGCAGATGCTCGGCAGGCAGGAAAAGTCGGTCAAGCGCCTCGAGGCGGAAATGAAGCGCTCCTCGGGCGCGATCGGCAGCACGCTCAAAGGTCTGGCCGGGACGCTGGCAGCGGGCTTTGGCGCGCGCGAGATCGGCGGCCTCGTCGACAATTTCACCCGTCTGCAGAACGCTCTCAAGGTGGCGGGGCTCGAAGGCGAGCAGCTGGCGCAGGTGCAGGAACGCCTGTTCGAACTCGGCTCGCGTTATGGCGTCTCGGTCAACGCGCTGGCGGACCTCTACGGCAAAGCGGAACAGGCCGGGCGCGAACTCGGCGCGTCGCAAAGCGAACTGATCAGCCTGACCGAAGCCGTCTCGCAATCCATCCTGATCACCGGGACCACGACCGAACAGGCGAGCGGCGCGATCCTCGGTCTGACCCAGGCCCTTGCCAGCGGCACGGTGCGCGCGGAGGAATTCAATCAGATCAATGAGGGCGGTCTGCGCCCATTGCTCGAAGCCGCGGCCGCTACCGATCGCTTCGGCGGTTCGATTGCCAAGCTGCGCACGGCGGTCGTTGACGGCACCGTATCGTCGCAGGAGCTTTATCGCGCCATCCTGCAGAACGCGGACCTGATCGAGAACAAGGCTGCCAACGCCACGATCACGCTCTCGGGCGCATTCCAATCGCTCAATGACCAGCTGGGCAAATACCTGGGCGAAGCGGGGCAGGCATCCGGCGCGACCGGCGCGGTGGCTGAGGCAATCAAGGCGCTTGCCGACAATCTTGACGTCATCATCCCCGCGCTTGCCGTCATTGCTGCGTCGATGGGCGTCCGCATGGTCGCGAGCGCTATTGCGGGCAGCAACGCTGTCTTCGCGCTCACCGCGGCTATGGGCGGCGCAGCGACAGCCACCGAGGCGCTGACCTTCGCGCTGCGCGGCCTGCAGGGGGTCGCCATCGTCGCCTTCCTCGCCGGGCTCGTCTACGTGCTCGACCAAGTGCGGCAGTCCTCGCTCGACGCGGCCAAGGCCACGGGCGAATACGCCAAGCAGCAAGAACAGCTCGAGGATGTGCAGAAGCGCGCCGAAAAGGCGACGTCCGACCTTGCAACCGCCACCGGCCGCGCCCGTGTCGAAGCGCTGGCGAACGCCAAGGCGCTGCGCGAGGAAGCACGCCAGGCGCTCTTCAATGCCAAGGCCAAGGCCGAGGCCGCACGCCAGACCGCCCGGCTCCGCTCGATCGACGCCCAAGAGGAAGTGCGCAAGACGCGCGCCGTCGGCGGGGCGCTGACCCGCGACCAGTTCGGCGGCACCGGCATTGCGATCGAAGGCCCCTCACAGAAGGCGGCGCAAGAGGCGCAGAACAATCTGCGCGCTGCGAACAAGGCGGTGAAGGACGCGCAAGGGATCGTTGCTGATCTCACGACGTCGATCAACGGGCTCGCGCCGGTCGATACGAGTGCTGCTGATGCGGACAAGAAAAAGAGCGCCAAGACCCGCGCCCGCTCCGGTCCTGACGCTGCGGAGATCGCCGCCCGGCAGGAAGCAGAGATCGCCCGCCTGCGCGCCGAGGAAATTCAGGCGCGGCTCAATCTCACCGACGACATCGATGAGCGCGCCAACCTGCAGGCCGAGCTTGACGGGCTGGAACTCGCCCAGCGCCGGGCGGATATCGAGACCAATGCCGACCTCAGCCGCGCGCAGAAGGATGCGCAGCTCAAGCTGCTTGAAAGCCTGTTTGGCGTGGCGGCGGAGATCGACGAGCAGGGCCAGATCATCGTTCGCGGCAACGCCGGGCTCTACGCCGAGATTCGCGAGCGCGAGGCACAGTTCGAAGAGCTGCGGCGCGCTGGCCAGCTCGAAGCCGATACCGCGCGGGCGAAAGAAGACGTCCTTCGCAGCCAGCTTTCGATCACCTCCGACCGCGAAGAGCGCGCCCGTCTCGAAAAGCAAATCCTCGACATCCAGATTCAGGCCGCAAAGGATCACCTGCGCGAGCAGATTGCGACGTCGGAACTGGCGAAAGGGCAGGAAAAGCGGGTCGCGCTTCTCAAGCAGCAATTGGCCAACCTCGACGGGATCGCGGCCAACGAAGCGGAAGGCATCGCTCGCGACTACGAAAGCCCGCTGCAGCGCTATGCCCGCGGGCTCAACGAAAGCGACCTGGGCGACGAAGCCGAGCAGCTTATCGTCGATGAGATTGAAACCGTGCGCGGCGGCATCCGCGATGCCATTGCGGACGCGATCGGCACCGACGACCCGCTGATCACCGGGCTGCTCGACCTGCTTTTGCAGGACCTGATCTTCAAGCCGCTCGCGAACAGCCTCGCCAATGCGGGCGGAGGAAGCGGCGGCGGACTGCTGCAGGGCATCGGCAGTGTCATCGGTTCGATCTTCGGCGGCGCGCGCGCATCGGGAGGCTACGTCTCGCCGGGCACCATGTACCGCGTCAACGAAGGCGCAAGCCCCGGACGGGTCGAAGGCTTTAGCCCGGCGGGTTCGGGCGAGATCATCCCACTCGGCCAGATGAACGCGCTTGCCAACGGCAGCATGCTCTCGGCGGGCGGCGGTGTCGCGGTCGTACGCCTCGAGCTTTCCGGCGACATCGACGCGCGTATCGACCAGCGCAGCACCAATGTCGCGGTCGAGGTCACCCGCGCAACGGCCCCCCGCATCATCGACGCGGCGGCAAACGAGACCGCGCGCCGCTTTAGCAGGCCCAAGCTATGACCGAGATCCTCGTCCCGAACGCTGACGATTTCCTGCTCGACAGCCTGCGCCTTCGCGCACCGGCGCAGGTCAACCGCTCGACGTGGACCGGGCGGCGCAAGGTGATCGGTCTGGCGGGCACCGAAGTCTGGACCGGGCAAGCGACAATCGACCTGATCACGACCGAGGAGCAGGAGCGGCAATGGCGCGCGTTCATCTTCTCGCTCGAAGGGCCGGTCAACTGGTTCCGCTGGCGCCTGCCCTGTAACAGCCATGTCGGCCCGAAGCCCACCGTCGATACGGGCGCGTCGGATGGGTACACGCTGCCCCTCACCGGCGGGCAACCGAATGCGCGCATTCTCCGCGCAGGCCAGTTCATGACCGTGCCCCTGCCCTCCGGCCACGCGCGCGGTGTGTGCCTGACCGCAGACCTGCGCTTCGATGCGTCGGGTGATGCGACGGCACAGTTCAAGCCCGCCTTGAACGAGACCCCGACCGAAGCCGTCACAGTCGAGACGACCGATCCATACATTCCCATGAGCGCGGTCGATCCCGATCAGGGGCTCAACAGCGCAGACGGCGTATCGGGGGCTACCTTCGACGTTGAGGAAGCGCTGTGAGCCTGCCCGATTCCACGCATTCGGCTGCGCTCGACGCGGCGGTTATCAAGCCGGTCTGGTTCGCCTTCCTCGATTTTGTCGGCGACCCGGTGCGCGCGAACACGAGCGGCAAGGACATCGTGCCCAGCGGTTCGGGCGATGCGGACCTCGACGGCGAGACCTTCGTCGGTATCTCGGGCGAGCTCGTCGCCGTGTCGCCGGTCAAGATCGGTCCCGGCGGTTCCGAGACGGTCACCGCGCAGCTATCGGGCATCCCCGGTCTCGATGATGACGAGATCGCGCTACTCAACGATCCGGCCAACTGGCGCAGCCGCGATGCCCGGTTATGGCGCATCGTCCGCAATGCCGCGAACGTGCAGCAGGGCGGCTTCCACGCCTACTACACCGGCAAGATGGTCGGACTCTCGCATTCGGGTTCGGGTGAAGGGCAGGTGCTCACCGTCACGATCGAGAGCTATCTCGGCGTGTTCTCGGAAGCATCGAACCGCACCTATCTCGACCAGGAGCGCTACGATCCCGGTGACGAAAGCGCGCGGGCGGCGATTGCCATCGCGAACGGCAACTACACCGGCGCGCGTACCGGCTACGGCGCGGGCGGTGGTGGCGGTGGTCGCGGGGGCGGGTCGGATAACGGCTTCGGCCAATTCCCCTATCCGAGGTTCAACAAGCACTGATGGCCGGGCGTCTGCCAGATTGGGAACCTCGGCTTTCGGCGTGGATCGCGGCCAACCGCTCGCGCGAATTCGTGTGGGGCGAGTGGGATTGCATCCTCATGGCCTGCTCGGCTGTCGAGGCGCAGACCGGCGATGATCCCGCAGCGGAATACCGCGGGCGCTACAGCGATGCGCGCGGCGCGGCAAAGGCCCTGCGCGATCTCGGCAAGGGAACGCTGCTCAGGACCGTCGATGCTGTGTTCGAGCGCCGCCCGGTCGGGAGGGCCCGGCGCGGTGATCTCGTGATGCGCAAGGGGGCGATAGGCGTCTGCGTCGGCGGCGTTGCCCTGTTCGTGGGGGATGCCGAGCACGTTGAGACCGGCGGCATTGTGGGCACTGGCCTCGTTCCTGTCGCGCGCGCTGAATTCGAAAAGGCGTGGACGGTATGAAAACGATTGTGAAAGTCGCCGGTGCTGTCGCTGCCATTGCGGCCATTGCCACCGGTATTGGTGCGGCATTGGGCGGCACGATGATGCTGACGGCGTTCGGCGGAAGCATCGCGGCCAGCACGATCGCCACGGTGGCCGGCGCGATCAGCCTTGGCGCATCCGCCCTCATGGGTTCACCCAAGGCCCCCAAGAACAGCCCCGAAGCGCTCGACCGATTGCGCGCCAATCTCGACCCGCGAACGCCGCGCAAGACTGCGGTCGGCATCACCGCGCTCGCAACCGATATTCGCGACGAGGAATTCACCGACGACCAGACCTATTTTCACCGGTTCATCGTCTGCGCCAGCCACAAGGTCGAGAGCATCGACGAGATATGGTTCGACGACAAGCGCGTCTGGACATCCTCGGGCGGCGTCGAGGGCGAAGCGTCCGGTTACCTGACCGTCGCGACACGGCTCGAAGGCAGCTCAGCGAACGCGATCAATATCTCGAGCCGCATGGGTTCGACCAGGCTCTACACCGGCCTCGCCTATGTCCACCTGCGCTACAAGCTCACCGGCAACAGCAAGAAGGCCGAGAGCCCGTATGCGCAGGGCATCACGACCCGCATCACGATCCGCGGCAAGGGGGCTGAATTCTACGACCCGCGCCTCGACAGCACAGTCGACGG